TTATGCCTGATATAAAACCACTTGATATGACTCCATCCGAAGTTGTTGCTATGGATTATGGACAAAAACAAGACTTATTAATGATGATTGCCGGTCGGACATTGGAACTTAAAACCGAGTATGTCCATGTTTCGGGCAGATATGCGGAGATAAGGGCTGAATTGGACGCACTGAAACACGTATCCAGTGTTGTGCAATCGGCACTAAAGGCAGAACAGGCGATGTAATGGGTTTGAGCAAGCGCAAGATATTTATTGACGAATATTTGAAGTCCTGGAACGCTACAGAGGCAGCTAAAAAAGCGGGCTATTCTGAAAAGACAGCATATTCCAGCGGTCAGCGCTTGTTGAAAAATGTTGAGGTAGAAAAGGAAATCCAGAATAGGCTTTCCGCGTCTGCCATGTCTGCGGATGAGGTTATCGAAGCTATCGGAGAGATCGGGCGAGCTGACATAAGCGATTTTGTCGAGATAGACGATGAGACCGGACGCCTGAAAAACATTAACTTTGCAAAGGCTAAAAAAGCGGGCAAGCTCAACCTAATAAAGTCAATCACGCCTACGGCTAATGGGCTAAAAATCGAGTTACACGACCGCATGAGGGCGCTTGAATTAATGGGGAAACATCACAAATTATTTACCGAAAATGTCGATATTATGTCCGATGGCAAGCCAATTAATCTGGGGTTATTAACCGATGAACAACTCTCAAAACTTGAAGAAATCATTAAAACAGCTTCCGTCCCTGGATCAGATAAAGGCTGAAAAGCGTCGGAGAGGTATCAGTACCTTTACAACTCAATATCGTGACGACCCAGTTGCGTTCGTGCATGACTGCATAAAATGGCCGGACGACCAGCAGCCGTCATTCTACCAGGATGAAATCCTGTCATATTTTCCGCGGTATAAGCGGGTGTGCGTGCGCGGCCCACACGGATTGGGAAAAACCGCGCTGATCTCTCTGCAGACGTGGTGGTTTGCGCTCACACGGGATGGCGAAGACTGGAAAATTCCAACAACCGCCAGCGCGTGGAGGCAACTATCAAAATTCCTATGGCCCGAAATCCATAAATGGGGACGTTGTCTTGACTGGTCAAAATTAGATCGGCAGCCATTTAAAAACAAACAAGAACTGCTTGATTTGTCTATCAAGCTGGCAACTGGAGAAGCATTTGCCCTGGCATCCGATAACAGCGCAATGATCGAGGGTGCACATGCTGCCAACCTACTTTATGTGTTTGACGAAAGTAAAGAGATACCCAATCAGACGTGGGATTCTGCCGAGGGCGCATTTTCGGCTGGTGATGCTTACTGGCTGGCATATTCAACGCCGGGAGAACCAACGGGGCGCTTTTATGACATTCAATCTCGCAAGCCAGGTTATCAGGACTGGAAGGTCAGGCACATTACGCTGGATGAATGTATCAAAGCTGGTCGTATCTCTCCGCAATGGGTAGAAGATCGTAAGGCGCAATGGGGAGAACAATCAGCGGTTTATCAGAACCGCGTACTTGGTGAATTTGCCAGTAGTGATGAAGATGGGGTTATCCCGCTAGCCTGGATCGAGCGAGCTAACCAGCGTTGGCAGGAATGGAACGAAGGTGAAAAGAAAGAAGAGTTTATCAGCGTCGGCTGCGATATCGCAAGGTCCGGCGAAGACAAAACAGTATTGGCGCTGCGTTTTGGGAATGTGATCAGTGAGTTAAGGCGATATTCAAAAGCGGACACAATGCAGACAACAGGGCATATTACAGGAATTATGAACCTTTATAAAAATGGATTTGCAATGATTGACGTGATTGGTATCGGCGCCGGAGTGTTTGATCGGCTGAAGGAAAGCGGAGTAAATGCGATTGCTTTTAATGCAGCCGAACATACATTTTTACAGGATCGTAGCGGGGAACTGGGTTTTATAAACTGTCGAGCCGCCGGATGGTGGAATTTGAGAGAACTTTTGCAGTATGATGAAATTGCTCTACCGCCTGATGACAAACTGACTGGTGATTTAACTGCTCCGCATTGGCGCGTAGTGTCTGGTGGTAAAATACAAATAGAAAGCAAAGATGATATTAAAAAACGACTTGGTAGATCAACCGATGACGGGGACGCTGTTGTGATGGCGTTTTATCCCGAGAAACCAAAACCCCGTGAGGCAAGGAGTTTGTCATGGATTTAGAAAATCAAGACATAAAAAAAGTTTTCGATGCGATCAAAGCAAAACGAAACAGATATACTATTTTAATGAATTATTATGATGGTAATCAACCGACTGTCTATTTAACACAGCGGTTGCGAGAAATATTCCGCGGAGTGGATATTCAATTTATTGAAAATTGGTGTTCAATTGTAATTGATGCCTGCCGAGATCGCATTAATTTGCAGGGAATAAAACTAGAAGATAGGCAAGCGCAGGAAATTATTGATAAAATTTGGGACGAAAATGAATTAGGGATTGAATCAGATGACATTCATACTACCTCATTAATTTGCGGAGAATCATTTTTGTTGATATGGCCAACAGAAGATGGAAAAAATATTGAGGCCTATTATAATGATCCTCGCATGGTACATATTTTATATGATCCAAATAACCCACGTAAAAAATTATGTGCTGGAAAATTATGGGAGGATGAAAACGAAAAAGCGCGCTTGACCATGTACTACCCCGATCATCTGGAATACTATTCATCTAACAAGAAATTCAAAGACGTTTCGTCCTGGAATGCTTTTGAGAAAATAGACGAGGATGCGACCAATCAATACGGCATTGTCCCCGTTTTCCATTTTCGGAATAATCGGCGCATTATTTCAGATCTTCAAAACGCCATTCCTTTGCAGAATGGATCGAATAAATTACTTTCCGATATGATGGTGGCTGCCGAATTCGGGGCTTTCAAACACCGCTGGGTCATTTCAGGCGCTGGGATTGAAGGACGCATTTCCTCTAAACCTGGCGATGTGTGGGATTTACCGGCTGGTGATGGACAAGGACAGGGGACTCAAGTAGGTGAATTCAGCGCAACAGATCTAAAAAACTATTTGGATGCGATTGATAACTTAGCCGCGGCCATTGGGAAAATCACCGCTACTCCAAAACACTACTTTTACAACCAGGGCGGCGATCCTTCCGGGGAATCATTAATTGCAATGGAAGCGCCGCTGAATAAAAAAGCCAGCGAAAGAATCGAGAGATTTATACCGGTTTGGAAAAAGGCTGCCGAGTTTATGCTGATGGCATCGGGCGTATCAGTAGATCGTTCTGACATTACCCCGCTATTCGACGAACCTGAAACCATTCAGCCGGTGACAGAGGCCAATATCACACAGACGCGGGTAAACTCTGGCGTTCCGTTGGTCACTGCTTTGCGCGAGGAGGGTTGGAGTGAATCAAAATTGGAACAACTAAATAAAGATATTACAGAAGCAAAGGTAGCGCAAACCTCAATGGCAGCGGCTATCCTTGAAAACATAAGAAACAAGGATGCGCAGAATAATTACCCGTTGAATAAGCAGGTGAATAAATGATTTACATCGGAATTGGAATCTATGTTTTGATACTGCTTTTTGGCTGGTCTTTATGTGTCGTCTCCGCTCGTGCAGATGGGAGGAATGTCTAATGCAACCCTTAGCCCAAACCCACAATAAAAAAGCCTATCTCTTAGCCACAGGACAAATCACCTCGTATGTTGATTATGATGATGGCTACTACGAAAAAGGGGTAGCCAAATCCTATACCATCCTCACCGCAGGTCAATATTCAGGCTCAACCAACATTACATTAAACGGCAAAACCGATGTTCACTCCAATAATTGCGTGGTGGATAACAACACCGGTTTGATGTGGTCAAGATATGCTTCTGCCAGCGTTGGGGCTGGCTCAGACGGTAAGTTGCCCTGGACGACCAACGTCAATGGTGAGGGCATATTCGCCTTTTGCGCGGCTGCCAATGCCGCAGCTTTGGGTGGTCATGCGGATTGGCGGGTTCCTAACATTAATGAGTTATTGTCCCTTTTAGACCATGAAGCAGCTTTGTCTTTTCCCAACGCTACAGCCTTTCCTTCTTGGCCAAATGTTGTTATGTGGTCTTCAACTACTACATCAGCGCTTACTGTAAACGCTGAGAACATAATATTTTCGTATGGCGCTATGAGTACTGCTGTTAAAACAGCCGCTGCGCCTGTCGCTTTGGTGAGAGGTTAAGATGACAACTTTATATGAATTCTGCGTTGGATATACAAAACTTGGAGTAGGTGCTGCGCCTTCTTCCGCTCCGACAATTACCATTGTGGATAGTGCGGATAATATTCTTGTTGCTGCAGCTACTGCTACAACTGCCTTGACCAACCTCACGGGCGCATACCGCTATTCTTATTCAGGCGCGGATGGATTGACCTGTTACGCCTTATTTCACACGACCGATGCGACAATGGATCAACGGGACTTATTCACAGCGGCATTAATTAATCCCGTTATTCAAAATATTCATGATACCGATTTACCCGCTGTGAAATCTGATACGGCGGCAATCCTTACCGATACAGGCACAACCTTGCCCGCAACTTTGACCAATATTGATGGTGATGTCGCC